ATAGTTCGTTTCTACTATTATTTTTTTAACTCTGTAGACCTATAATAATCTTTTATCATTATAAAATATTATTATATATAAATTAATTAAATTTAATTTTTAAAATACAATTTTTCTGTATTTGATATTAACTATTTGAAAATATTTTTCTACTAAATTTGTTCCACAAATATTAACTTTAGCTAATTTACTTAAATCAATTAAGTTATTTCTTCTATTTTCGTAATTAACATTCGCATCATTATCGTCCCAGTATATAAAAATATTTCCTTTATGATTTTTTATAAGATCTATATCATAATTTCTATAAACTCCATAAAATAAAACATTTTTATTTAAATCTTCATTAGGATCATATTTTTTAATATTATAATTATCTAAATTTTTATTTAAGGCAAGTGATGTATAGTAACATTCAATTTTATGAAAATTGATAAAATCATAAGGATTATCATTGGATAAAAAATTAAAATCAATAAATTTTTCAATTTGTTTGAATTTTCGATCAATCATTGATTCAACATTTAGTAATAATAGTTCTTTTAATTCATTAAATTCATTTTTAACTTCTTCGATTTCTTTTTTTAATGTATCATTTTCTTTTCTTAATTCTATATTTTCAATTTCATATTGATTAAGTTTATCTTTTTCAATTTCATCATAATTAATATTTAATTCTTCAAAATTGTCATCAATATAGTCAATATCAAATTCATTATTTATTTTTTTTTGAATTCTATTTCTTTCATTTTTAATAACATTTTGTATAACTTTGTCTACAGATAAATCAATATTATTTTTATAATTATCGTAATTTCTAAATAGTTCAGAGAAATTAGTAGATGAAGATTGATGATTTATTTTAATGAAATCTCTGTTAATATAACTCATCATTTGAATTCTTGTTAATGCTTCAGTAATTATTTCATGTAAATATAATGATGCTTCAATTTTACTTGTTTCAAAGTCTTTTTTAAAATCATTTTCACCAAAATATTTTAATAATATTGGAAAATTAATATTTATTTTTAATATAATTCTTTGTCCAGATTGATAAATATCATACTTTTTATTTTTACTAGTTTTAATAAATCTAATTACAAATAAATTATCTTTTTTTAAATGACCATAATTTTGTGATTCAAATTTTTCATCAATTGTATTATCTTTACTTTCAACTTTACTATATGTGTAAATTTTTTTTTTCTCATAAGATTCATTAGTATTTACTTTATTATCAAATTCTTTAAATAATTTTGCCGTATCTATTTCATCTGTAGGTCTATTTCCTTCATCACCAGTACCAATTATATCAAAAAAATTAGTTAATGGATCAACATAAGGTGCAGGTGTTTTTTTATTTTCAATTGGATTGTAATTTACTGTAGTAGTTTTATTTAAATCTTTACAAAAATTTTTTTCAACATTAATAAATTTACCTCTATCTGATTCGATTCCTCTTATTAATTTACTATTCTTGTTCTCAACAAACTTACTTAAATCATTTGATTCTATAAATTTATCTCCAGTTAAATTTAATTTATTTATAATATCCATTAATTCATCATTATAAAATACATATTCATTCTCATCATCAACTTCTAATTCTTGTAAAACTAAATCTAGTCTGTCTTTTGGTATTTTTAATAATTCTTTCATAAATGGATGATCTAAATTCAATCCACTAATTCTAGATGGATCTAATACAGGAAAAGGATTTAACTTAGATGGACCATTTTTATCATAATCTATTAATAAAGTATTAATATAATTACAATTAACTATACCACATAATGATTTCATGTAAGGATTAAACTTAAATTGTTCATTTATTACCGTAATATCATGAATTATTTTACCACTAGTTATTAAAATACCCCAATCACAAAATTTCATATTATTACTATCATATAATTCTTTATCACATTTTGATAATGTAAAAAAACATTTTGCATCTGGATAAGAAGGTAAATTATATGATATATATAATAAAGTATCTGTAATAGGAAAATTATATTTAAAATCGAATAATTTAAAATTAAATTCAAATTCGGGGCTATTTTTAAAAGATATTTTACATTTAGATTTATTAAGTATATTTCTTAATGAAATATGTCTACAAAAATTTTCTAAAATGTAATTTGGTTTTGGTATATTAATATCTTTAATTAAGTTGATTGTTACTTTAAGTCCATTTTTTATAATACCTAAATTATTTTGTGTAATAGTTTCATTATTTTTAATTAATTTGCCATTAGCGTTAGTATTAAGTAATACTACTGAATATTTATTATTTTTAATAGATTCAAATTTAATATTACCTAGAGCGCATATATCTTTTGCACCTCGTGAAAAGAAACCTCTGTTGTTTTCTACACTAGTAAAATTACCAATCTGTAGAAAACATTTTTCCATTTCATCACCATATAAACCAATTGCTTGATCACGAATTATCAAAACACCATTGTAATCTAACTCAATATCTATTATTTTTTCTTTGATTTTACCTTTATCATAAGCATCATCACAATTTGTAATTAATTCAACAAAAATATCAATTATCGAATTAATAGCACTACCTCTTATAAATTTATATGCTCTCTCATTTATTTTTATAAAATTTGACATATAATATATAAAATATTTTAAATTTCTATTGATTCAAATGGATACCTTAAGATTTCTTTGTCTTTCAATTTGTTCTCTTAATCTTTTTTCATCTCTTTTTTTTTGATTAAATAAATCGATAAGAATTTTATTCAATACACTTTCCAATTCAAAATGTCCTTCTATTTTATCTACTATTTTTTGTAAATGTAGATAAAATTTGTAATCTTTATAAAAAGTATCCCATATAAAATCATCAAATTCGGAATTATTATATTTAAAATATGGAATTGCATAGTCTAATGCTTTTTCAAAATATTCAAAATTATCTTCTTGACATTCATCTTTTCTATAAAGATTCATGTAACTCAATCCTATATTTTTTTTTGTGTAATCATCATCATTATAATAGTCGACGGGTCGTGCTAATTTAATAATTAATGAATCTTCCATATCAGGTCTAAAATTATTTTTAATTATATTATTTCTAGCTTCATCATCATCATTGTTGATATTAAAAATAATTAAATATATCATTGTATAAATATCTCCATCATCCAAATTTTCTATATCATAAGCTATATTTTTTAAAAGTCGTAAAATTGTATCATCTTTTTCTTGTAAAATATAATCTTTATCAAGTTTTTGTTCAATATTTTTTTGCAATTTTTTAATTTTACTTTTATAAATATTATAGAATGAATTATAATCATTTGTCCCAGTCAAATGAATAATACTTTCCTTAGCTATTTCATTTTTATTATTACAATAACTCATAAAATACAATATGATAGCAACATCAATATCATTTGTCTCCATTTTTATGGCTGCTTCATTTAATTTAGAACTTAGATTAAAGTCAGAAGTAATCTCTGAATTCATATTTAGTTTATTTATCAATTCTTTTTTTTTCAAATTTTGTATTTCTTTTGGATTCAATTTAATATTTTTTTTATGTTTACTATTTCTAGATCCATTTTTTATATTGGTTGTATCCATCATTAATATTATGTTTTATTAAATTTCAAATTATTGTTAAATTTTTTAAGGTTATTATATTTAATTTGATTTAAGAAATTTATTTTTCAATTTTTTTAATATAATCCAAATAATAATGGACCTTCTCCTGTGTCGTCGAATGTAGAAATCCAACTATAATAATCCTCCCTAAATATTTTATTTTTCTTCCACTCCTTACACAAATAATTAATTTTATCCGCATTAACTGGATTACTAATTCTGTATCCAAAAAATAACTTGTCATAACCATCCATATATATCTGATACTTACCTTTTGTCTCTATGTCAAGCCAATCATTTATTATAACAACATAATCTAATAAAGGTTTATCAACTGAAACTTTGTCCTTTATCGATACATTCTTATAATCATCATGATTCTTCTTTAAATAATTGAAATATTTCTTAAAATTTGTCAAGTATTTTGAGTCCTGATCCTCTAATAGATCATTAAAGAATTTCATGTTTATCGGCTCACCAAATAACAAAATAGGTTTCATATATATATAAAGAATATATTTTCTTTAAATACATTCTTTATATTTTTATATATAAAAAGAATAAATAAAATAATAATTATTATTATTTATTATAGAATTAGAATCTTAGTTTAATTTATTAAAATTTATTTGAAGCCAATGAAATCATCACAAAACTTTTGTAACTTTTTCACTTTTTCTTCAAATACTTTATTTTGTTCTAAAGTATTATTTAATTTTAATTCAATTTTATTTATGTCATTTTCATATACTCTAATTCTTTCTTTTAATTTCTTATTTTCTATTTTTTTAGGTTTTATAACTTTAATTTCATTTTCTAATTTTTCTTTTGCCTTTTTTAAATTATCTATTTGTGAATTTAAATTTTTTAAATTTTTGTTTTCATTTTTTTTTTCAGTTTCAAAGATTTTATTTTTTATTTCTAAATCCTCTTTTTCTTTTTTTAAAATATCTATTTCTGAATACAAATTTATTAAAATGATATTATCATTTATTTTTTTACTTTCAAAGATTTTATTTTTTATTTCTAAATCCTCTTTTTCTTTTTTTAAAATATCTATTTGTGAATATAAATCTTTTAAAATGCTATAATCATTTATTTTTTCAATTTCATTATTATTATTTAAAGACGTCGATGTCTTACCATCATATATTTTCCCACCAAATTTTACAACAATTTTTTTTTTTTTATATTTTGCTTCTTTTTTTTTATTATCATTTATTTTTTTAGCACTTTGAGTTATTTCATTACTTTGAGTAATTTTAGTATTTTTACTACTTTGAGTACTTTCATTATTTTGAATACTTTCAGAACAAGAACTCCATAATTTTTTCTGGGTTTTAAAATCTTTTAGCATTTTTTTTATGTCATTATTATATTTTATTATATCATCTACATTTTCATTATTACTATTAATATCTTTCTCTTTAAAAATGTTTTTAAGGATTAATTTAGATTTTAAATTATAATTTCCTTTTATAATATAATCAAAAAATTTTTTTGTTTGATCAAAACATTGTGAATCTAAGAAAGAATCTACTATAATATTAAGATTATCTTCTATATTATCAGAAATGTTTTCTTTCAAATCTATTATTTTTTTATTTTTCTGTACCAAATTTGGTAAAGTATCAATAAAATTTTTAAAAGAATTTACTGAAAATGTTGATTCTAATGGTATTAAATCGTAATTTTGTTTTTTATCATTTTTTTTTATTTTAGATGTTGTTTTACTATCATAAGTTAATTGATTAATATTATTATTTTCTAATATTTTTTCATCAACTTTTATATTATCATTTATTTTAAGAGATTGAGTATCATGTTCTCTATTATCATGATTTATTAACTCACTATTATCACTATCACTATCAATATCAATATTACTGTCACTATCACTATCATCTGTATTTTTTGGATTATTAGATAGATTTAAAAAATTTAGATTATAAGGATTCATATGTATTTGATTATTATAATAATTTTGATTATTTCTAATAAATCTAAAACTATTGTGATAATTATTATTTCTATAAAAATCATTTGTATTTGGTAAATTATTAAAATAATTTGTAAAATGGTTCCATTGTACAGACATATCTTGACAATTAAATCTTGTGTTATTAGTGTAATTCATATTTTGATTTTCAGAATTTGTACTATTGCTAAGATAATTTAAACTTAGATTTCTATTAGAATTTGTAATTAAGTTTTGATTATTTAATTCTACGCTTTTAGAAATGTTATTTTGACTTTGATTATACATTATTTTGTTAGAAATTTTTGTATATCTTTGGTTATTAAAAGATTTAATATATTAATAAATATTTTTTCAATTTTTTATATTAAAGTAATTTAGAAATAATATATTATAAAATTATAATAATCTAAACAATATTATTAAAATTATAATTTTAATTTAATAAAAAAAAAAATTAATAAAATAAATCCAAAGAACTTTATTTTATTAATTTTTTTTAAATAATATTTAAATAAATAATCTGATGTTTTTTATAATACACCACAGTCGTAAATTACTACTTCACCAATAGGCTTATCAAATTCGTCTGTAGGCAAATCAGATATATAATCAATAAAATTCATTCCATCTACTACATAACCAAATACTACATGTATACCATCTAACCATTTATTTTTTTTAGTTGAAATGAAAAATTGACTTCCATTTGTATTTGGTCCACTATTAGCCATTGATATTGTACCTCTATCGTGTTTTAAAATAAAATTTTCGTCGTTAAAATCTTGTCCAAATATAGATTTGCCACCAGAACCATCAAATCTTGTATAATCTCCACCTTGTATCATAAAATTTTTTATTACTCTATGAAAAATACTTTGAACATATTTTTTATTTTTACATAATTCTCTAAAATTTTCACAAGTTCTAGGAACGATATCTTTTTCGAGTTTAATAATTATTCTAGCTTGATTATCTAAATGTTTTATATCTAAATATACTAAATTATTAAACTTTGATAAGTCAATTTCTTGTATATCATTTACATCATCAGTGTGTATATCTTCATCATTATTTACTTTATTCTCTATTTTTTTATATTTATTAAATAAGTAAAATAAATAAATTATAAATAAAAAAATTAAAATAAAAAATTTCATATAAATTAAATATAAATTTATAAATAATTTAAAACTTATATATATATATGCTAAATACAGGATGGGGCCAATGGGATAAATTTTTATATAATTTTGTAGGTAAAAAAATTAATATAATGGAAATAGGTGCGTATGAAGGTGAAGCTACATCATGGTTTTTGAAAAATTTAATGTCACATAAAGAATCAGTAATTTATGCGATCGATACATTTGAAGGTTCTCCAGAATACATAGATACAGATTTTTCAATTATTAAAAAAACATTCTTTAAAAATATAAAAAATACTAAAAGAGATAATCAAGTTATAGTTATGCAAATGATGTCATTTACTGCATTAAATAAATTAATTTATGAAAAAAAAATGATTAATCAATTTGATATTATTTTTATTGATGCTTCTCATGAGGCTAATGATGTAATAATGGATGCTGTCTTATCATGGAATCTATTAAAAATAGGTGGTGTATTAATTTTTGATGATTATAAATGGAAAAAAATAATTCAAAAAAATTATAGACCAGCATTAGCAATAGACTCTTTTATTGAAATTTACAAACCTGAAATAGAAGTACTAAATATAGGTTGGCAATTTATTTTAAAAAAAATAAAAAAAGATGATTCAGATTTACCAATAGTTACAGAAAATATTTATAATGAAGTAAATGAATTATATAATAATTATTTTGAAAAATTTTATAATTTTAAAATTGTTAAATTAAAATCACATAATAATAAAATTAAATTTAATATTAAATTTGATGTAATTGAAAATTTGTATAGTAGTAAAAATATATCAAATTATCTTAATATAATTTTAGATGATAAAAAAAAAGATATTGATGAAAATAAGGAATATGTATTACCATCTTTTTTTATACATATTGATAATAATGTTGATAAGTTATATAAAAACAAAAATAGTAATAAAAAATTAAAATTTAAAGAGTATATTGATAAAAATGAAAATAGTAAATTTAGTAAATATTATAATTTTTTTTATGATAAATTATTTTTTGTGTGTTATTCAGAAAATTTAAGCAATTTATTGATAAAAAATAAATCAAATAATATTACTTTTTTAAACTTTGATTATAGAAATTATGATAATGTTTCAAAAACAGAAAAATTAATGCATGATAAATATTATCTTACAAATGAAATATTTAAAAATAAATCATTTTCATTTTATAATATATTTATTAATCAAAATACTAATGATATTAAAAGTAAACTAAATGATAAATTTGAAAATTTTAAAAATATTAAGATGAATCAATTACATTTTTACTATTTTAATGATATTATTTCATTATCAAAAAAATTACATAAACAAATTGATTTAATAAATATATCTTTAAATACATTTACTGATTATATTATAAGACCTAAAATTTTAACATGTTTAATATTTTATTATTGTTTTTTTGTAATAAGTATTCAAAAGATGGGAGGTAATGCTATTATAACGATACCTATTTTCAATGATAAGTTAATATATGATATAATTTATATTTTTTGTAAATACTATAATAATATTGAGTTAAAAATTAATTTTTGTAAGACGATGATGACGAATAGTTTTTTATTATTTTTATCAGATTTCAAGGGTATAGGTGATAGTGAGTTAGATGAATTATTAAATATGTGTAATTTAATAAATTCTAAAATTAGTGATACTGGAATTAACATTAATTTTATGAATAAAAAAATAAGAGAGGAGTTAAAGATAGAGAAAAAGTTAAATAATAAATCATCAAATATTACAATAAGTAATATTCATGATAATGTAATAGATAATTTATATTTAAAAAGTTTAAATGAATTTGTAAGAGAAAAATATAGTATATTTAATTTAGAAATTAAGTTATTAAAAAGGGTGTTAAAGATATTGGAAGAATTAGAAAAAAGTGAGTTTAAAGAGAAATTTTATACTAAAATTGATAATTTAATATTTAAGAAACAATTAGAGTTTTTAACAATTTTTTACAGTAAAATATTTTCTTAAATACACTTAAAAAACTATTTATTATAATAATAATAATAATGGATTTAAACGAATTATTAAATAATAATATAAGTAAACCTACTAATGAAATCGAGATTAATAAAATTGATATTTATTTAAAACAAAGAACAGGAAGAAAATATGTTACAGAAATTTTTGGAATTAATTTTAATGATCAAGAAAGATTAAAAACATTTGCAAAAGATTTAAGAAAAAAATTTTCTTGTTGTTGTTCTATAGAAAAAAATGATAATAATAATTTATATTTAAAATTATCTTCAAAGGATGTTAATTCGATAACAGACTTTTTATTAAAAACTTTTAATATAAATAAAGATAACATAATTATTCATGGAGATTAATATTTTATATCACTTAAATTTTTACTAATTTGTAATAAATATTCTTCAGAATTTTTTATATTCAAATTAATTATTTTAAATAAATCTTTCAAATGAAAATTATTAAAATAATAATAATTTTCATTAAATTCATTTAATTTTAATAAAATATTATCAAATATATCATTATTTAAATTAATATTTAATATAATTTTATCTTCATATTTTTGAGTTTTATATTTTAAATTATTATAATATAAAATTTTTGATACTTTATACTCTATATCGTAGAAACTTTGGACATTTGTTATTTCAATATTAATTGAATTTAATTTCAAGTATAAATCATTATATTTTTCTTTAAATAGATTTATAAACATTTTTTTTTTATATATAAATATATATTTTTATATTTAAAAAATTCAATTTTTTTTAAATCGAATAATTTTTGAAACAATATTTTAAATCATCATAATTAGTAATAATATTTTTAATGGATAAATTTGATTGTTTATTAAAACTTGTATTCCAATTATCTGATTCATTAACATTTATAAATTTTGCAATTTTATTTAAAGACTCATTATTATCTTCAATTATTTCTTCATATGTTACAAAATGAACAGGAGTATTTTTAGTTTGAAATTTTAACCATTCGTAATAATTATCATAAGACTCAATAAATTTTTGGAATTCAGAAGGACTAATTTTTAATTTTAGCCAATCATAATTATGATGAGTATATTTACTTGTAATAGAAGATTTGAGCATAGAAGTACAAACTTCTAATTTATTTTCTCTATACAAAATAATTTTATGTATTCTAGGATCATTAAGAATAGATTTAAATAATTTCAAATGATCATCTGATTTATTAATATGTTCAGGAAATAATTTAAAACCGATTGCTTTTTGATTAAAGTTATTTAATAAAAAAGCTTTTTGAAGAAAATTAGTTGGATCAGAGTCTCTATTTTGTAATGGATTAACATCAGATTGTAATATATCTTTATTTGGTGAGAAAATTCCAACTTCATTAAATAATTCATTATGCATTAAAATTTCAGGATGACTATTTAAATATCCACATAACATATTTGATCCAGTTCTTTGTGTTGCTAGTACAACAAATGGTGTTGTTGATTTATTAAAAATTAAATCTGAATGTTTAGGTTTGTTATATATATTTACAGAAATAATATTGTATTGAAATTTAATCCAAGTAAAATAAATAATTGTAGAAACTAATAATAATAAATTTTTCAAATAATAATTATTGCAAAAATATGTTAATAAGCAAAAAACTAAACATGTAAATTCAAAAATACTAGCAAGTTTAGATGCAGGTATATGATCTTTTTGTCCATCCATCCAATCAAAATGACAACATAATTGTGTTAATCTTAATCTTCTAATTTTTGAAATTATTCTTACAAAATCTTGGATTGTTGGATATAATGTAGCAATTAAACCAACTATGAATGATGTAAAAATATTATAGTTATTACTTTTTCTTTCATCTTCATAAGACTTTGTAAAATAAGTTGGAAATCTAAATCCAAAATGAACCAATATTATTAAGAAATAGACTTTAATATCAATTTTTTGAAAATTATATATTTGATATAAATGATAAAAAAGAATACTTTCACACCAATTAGGACAACAATAAAATGATTTATTTGGAAAAAAATCTAAACATAAAACATCTCCTGATGCCCATCCACTAATTTGTTTAAATGGATTTGACCAATATGGATGAGTTACAATAGCATTTTTAACAGAACATATATCTTCATTTTTAGATTTATATCTTAAACAAAAATCAACATCTTCGCCTCCTCCAGTTTTAGGGTAATTAGTTAAGAACCAAATTTTATTATTAGTTCTTGATTTAACACACATATTTGCCGTAACTCCCCAAGGAGGATTTTTTACTTGTGTACTTATACCATAAAAATAACAAATTCTTGAAGCTATAATAGATTTCTCAATATAAGTATTTGCTTTTGGAATTATTGTATTTCCAATATAAATTTTTGCATCAGGATAACGTTCTATTGCACTTACATATGCATCAATTATATTATTCTTAGGAACTATATCATCATCTAATAAAATTGCATGATCACTAAAAGATTGTGCTAATCCGGTATTACGAGCCATACTTGCACCTTGATTATATTTCATTACATATATTCTAATTGTTCTATTATATTTATATGATTGTAATTTTTTAATTTCTTCTAAATTTTTAACATCTGGATTATCAACAATAATAATTTTATGAATATCTATATTTTCTTTTTCACTTGATAAATTACATATATTTTGTAAAATTGATAAATTGCATCTATATGTTGGTACAATAACATCAATACAAGGTATTTGAGTAAAATTAATATTTAAATTATGTAACCATTGTTCTAAATTATCAATTGATTTAGTTAAAATATCTCCTTGCCAATGAAAATTATTTTTTTTAATATATCTTGCATCATTTTCTCCACCAATTTTATTTTCTAAAAATGAATTTTGTGTAAATCTGGAACAACCAAATCTTCTATAAATTTCAAATAAATAAGGATCTCCATGTTGATTTTTAAATTCATCAGGAAAAAGTTTACCAAAAATTTTAAAATGTAATCTATTAATAACAGGAAATGTTGGAAAAACATCAAACGATTTATCTTGAATCGCTACACAACCAAATCCAAATGGAAATTTATTATTATAATATTTAAAATTATCTAAAACTTCATTTTGCCAATTACCATTTATAATTACATCATCTCCTAAAAGTACAAAAAAATCATTACCTTTATCAACAGCTATTTTTGCAAGATCATTCCAAATCCAGCATATAGAACCATGAAATGCAGGAGGAAAACCAACAAATTCTACTCTAATTCCTTTAAAATATTCTTTTATTTCATTTCTAATTTTAATTTTATCTTCTTGTTCTTCTTTTTGTTTATCTTTTGTATATTTAGGATCATATAATGGATCTTTCATATCATAACCAATAAATACAGTTGTTAAATTTTTATATTCATTAGGAATAGAATTAACTAATGATAGTGCAGATTCTTTTAATTGACTTTTGATTTCGTTATAATTATTATTTCCTCTTGAAGTAACTGGACATAAAACAGCCCATTTATAATTAATTATTTCAAAATTATTTTCTAAATTATGATTAATAATATTTTGTTCATTTAATTTAATTGATGGACGTGGATCAGGTCTATATGGCAAAGGCGGACTATTACATACATCATTTTTTAAGCCAAAAATTTTATATTTGGAATAATTTAATAATTCTTGTGAATTTTTTAATACATCACTAATACCAGTCATTTTTTCTAAAAATATAAATATAAATTTGTTATAATATTATAAAATATTAAAATAAAATATATTTCAATTTTTTAGTCAACTTCGTAAAATTTCGTTTAAAAATATATAAATATTTAATATTTAAATTATGAAATATTTATTTTTTTTATTATTAATTACAATTTTTTTAATATATATAATAATTAAAAATATTAATTTATCAGTAAATATTTTTTGCAATATTATAGTTAGTGCTTATTATATAGCATATAAAGCATCATTTTATGAAGATAAATCTGAATGTATTAAAAATGGATTAGAACCAATATTTAAAAGTTTAAATATTAAAATAAATAAGTTTGGTTTGATAGAAAATAATTTACCAACAATATATATCGTAAATCATCAAAGTTATTTAGATGGACATATTATAAAATCAATAAAACCAAATGTATTTACGATTGTAAAATCTAATATAGAAAATGATTTTTCTATTTTTAAAAAATTATCTAAAAATGTATTAGATAATTGGGGTGTTATTTATTATAATTTTGGTAATAAAGAAAGTGGTCAAAATGTAAGAAAAGCAATAAAAGAAAATATTGAATCTGGGAAATCAATTCTTATTTTTCCAGAAGGAACATCTCATGCTTATGAAGGATTAAAATATTTTTATAAAGGTTCATTCGAGGTAGCATATGAAAATAAATTTTATATTCAACCAATAACTATAAAATACTTAAGTGATATTACATGGGGAGAAAAACTCCCTTATTCAAAGGATTATAATTTAGATATATTTAAAAATGCAAAAAAATGTGGAGAAAATGATATTAACGAAGTTAATGTAACATTTCATCCTATTATAAATACTAGTAAATTTGACAATGCTGAGCATTTGATGAATTATGTAAAATTTATAATTACAGATGAGTTTATATATCAACATAACTACAAATTATTGAATAACTAAAAAAATTTTTCAATATTTTCGTTTAAAAATATATAATTATTTAATAATTTAATTATGAAGTATTTATATTTTTTATTATTGTTTGTTATTTTGTTAATATATATCTTATTTAAAAGTACAGGTTTATCATCGAATATTATGAAAAATTTATTGATAAGCTGTTATTACATAGCATTCAAAGCATCATTTAATAAAGATAAGTCACAATGTATAAAAAATGGATTAGAACCATTATTGAATAGTATTAACATTAAAATAAATAAATTTGGTTTTACAGAAAATAATTTACCAACTTTATATGTTGCAAATCATCAAAGTCATTTGGATTCAATAATATTAAAATTATTAAAACCAAATGTATTTACAATTGCTAAATCTAATTTAGCAAATGATTTTAGTATTATAAAAGGATTATCAAAAAATATTATAGATAACTGGGGTGTAATTTTATATGAACTTGGTAATAAAGAAAGTGGTAAAAATGTTAGAAAATTAATTAAAGATAATATTCAAGCAGGTAAATCTATATTGATTTATCCTGAAGGAACACGTAATGCTTTTGAATGTTTAAAACATTTTTATAAAGGTTCTTTTGAAGTAGCTTATGAAAACAATTTATTAATTCAGCCAATAACATTAAAATATTTAACAGATATCACATGTGGAGAAGAAGTATCGTATTCTAAGGATTATAATTTAGATATTTTATCAAATGCTAAAAGATGTGAAAAAAATGGTTTAAATGAAGTTAATGTAACATTTCATCCAATAATTAATCCAAATAAATTTGATAATGCAGAACATTTAATGAATTATACTAAATTTGTAATAACTGATGAGTTTTTAAATCAGCATAATTATAAAATTTAATATATATAATATATTATGGGAATCGAAAAATTTTTCAATTCACTTAAAAAAGATTTTAAAATAGACAATTTTATATCAAAAAATAAATATAATTTTGATTATATTTTATTTGATTTTAATTCAATAATACATGTAATTAGTCAAAAAGTTAATATATTATTAGATGAATTATTATTTAATTTAATTTTAGAATATCATGGAATAGGCAAAAGTAAAACAGATGAATACTTTAAATTACTAAAAATAGATAATCCTAATTTTACATTAGATAATGAAAGCGATATTTATAAACAATTCTCTAAATTATTTAACTTAAATTTTTTAGATTCAATAATAATTAATCATATCAAACATTTTTTAATTGATTTTCTAAAATCATTTAATACTGAATTAATATATATTTCTATTGATGGTGTTCCAACTAAAGCAAAAATAGTTGAACAAAAAAAAAGAAGATTTAATGGAGAATTTGAAAAATATATGAAGTTAAATATTCTAGAAAAATATAAAGATAAATTACAAGGTGATGATAATAATCCAATTAACAAATATAAATTTATAAAAAATAAAGTTAATTGGTCTAGAAATACTATTTCACCAGGAACCAACTTTATGAAAAAATTAACAATCTATCTAAAAAGTATTGAATTCAAAAATGAAATTAATAAGTTATTTCCTAAAATAGATTCTGATAAATTAATTGTAACATCATTTGACGATAAAAATGAAGGTGAAAAAAAAATAATGGATTTTTTAGATAATCTTAATAATGAAAAAGATAAAAAAATTTGTATTTATAGTCCTGATTCAGATTTAATTTTATTATCAATGATATTAAAAAATAAAAATTTAAAAAAATATGTTTTAAGAATGGATCAACAAAAGTCTAAAGAAAATTATCATTATGATTTAATTAATATAAATGATTTAGAAAATACAATGTTCAATTTTATAGATTCATCAACATTATCAAAAGATAATGTTATAAATGATATTGTTTTTATTTTTACAATATTTGGTGATGATTTTTTACATAAGATTGAGTCATATAATGTTAAATATGATATTAAATTAATTTTAGAAAAGTATAAATTATTTGGGAAGAGAATATTAAAAGATGAAAATAATTTATTAAAAATTAATTATGATAATTTTATTGAATTTTTAAAAATTTTAGTAGAACAAGAAAATGAAATTATAATTAGAAATTTTAAAAATAAATATTTTAAAAAACATAATTATGATAATTTATCTTATTATGAACAAGAAATTTATAAATTTGAAAATATGATTGGTGAATATGAAAATAAGCTAAATAAAAAATATATCACTCCTTTAGGTAATCCAGATATCGCCTATGAAAAAGGTAAGAATATGTTTTATTCAGATTTCTTTAAAGGTATTGATTTAGATTTAGTTATTAGAATGTATATTGACGGACTTCAATGGGTTCTTGATTATTATTTTAACGATATAACTTATCATAAGTGGTATTACCCATTTAACAAAAGTCCACTTTTGCAAGATATTTTACTTTACATAAATAATATTAATGATAAAAATTTATTTGAAAATAGCATAGAAACTTTAAAAAAATGTTGTAAAATTTCAGAAACAGAATTTTTATCTCCAGTTGAACATTTCTTTTATATAACTCCTTTTGATAAAGAAGGATCTCAACTAAAATTACTTGAGCCTAATGAAAAGTTTTTTAAAATTTTAACTTTTATTAAAAATTCGGAATTTAATAATTTATATCCTGATATAAAAAATATTTCATTAGAAGTTTTTAATAATAAAGATAATGATCAAATTGATTGTAGAACTTCATTATATCTAAATAAATGTTTTTTAAAAGTTCTTTTAGATTCAAATTTAGTAGATGAAATTAAATTTAAAAATAAATTGCGAGAAATAATATCTGTTGAAGAACAAATTGATTTTACTAAAAATAACAATAAAATTTTTATAGATAAATTATATGATGATTACAAAAATACAAAATCATTATATATGTCAACTGGTGATATAAAACATAAAAATGAATTTAAAAGAATTAAACATTTTATTAAAAATTATTTATAAATTTCAGAAATATTTAATATTGAAAATGGAGACATATCAACTTTATTTTTATATACAGCTTTAATTATTAAACCAATATCTTTTGGAGAAAAACCTCTATTTAATAATTCATCATCACTATACCAAAACCTTTGTTGTCTATTTTCATTTTTTCTATTTAATTCTAAATCATCATTTATTTTATACACCATCGCCATTATGCCAAATGAACCACCAGCTGTTAACATCTCTTTTTTTATTTTACCTATTCCGCTTGAATTTCTTAATATCTTAACTCTAACTAAAATTGCATCTTTATATTTTTCTGGTTTTTTTTTTATTTTT